TTCTCCATGCGCTCCTCGGTGGTCAGCTCCTTGGCGAGTCCTGCGGCCATGGTCATCCGTTGCTCTGGGCTTGCGATGCGCCAGAGCCTTCGCTCGGCGCGTCCGTAGGGCGTTGGCGGTTCACCTCCTCAAGCAGGCGCCCGGCGATGTCGGCGCGCAGCTGGCCGGCCTGCTCGGGGTCCGCAAGCAGCGGGGAGCCGTCCTGGCAGGTGATGCAGGCCACCCACCAGTACGGGTTGGTCGAAGCCTGCTGCACGTCCGCGAGCGTGGGTTCGCGGAACGTGAGCAGGCCGAGCTCGGGGATGTCAACCGAGCGGGTCCGGGCGGTGAACTTGGCGAGGTCAATCGGCATGGCTCAGACCGCCGGACCCTGCTCTTCCCACGACAGTTCCCACGTCCCTGCGCCGGTGCCATCGTCCGTGAACGAGGCCGAGGTGATGTGGATGTTCATGGCCGGCTGGGTCGATGCCAGGCGTCCGTAGGTACCCGGCAGCACGTTGTTCGTCGCCGTGTTGCTGGCGCCGTTCTCGACGTACTTCAGCGTGAGGGACGCGCCCGTCGCGGCGGCAAGGTTGTGCGGGTGCAGGTGCGCGTGGAGCGGCTTGTCCACGTTCGTGTCCTGCCTGAAGATCGTCAGCGAGCCGAAGCGGCGCATCCGTCCCGGCACCCGCTGCTCCCACCAGTCGCCGATGGTGGTCACGTCAAGGGAGGCGCGCTCCCAGTTCATGGTGACCGAGCGGACCTTCACGGTCACGCCGCTGCCCGAGGTGTCGTTGCCGCTGAAGGTCAGCGTGCCGCCGAAAGTTGGAATGAGTCCCATGGTCAGAGTCCTTGTATGGTCAGGGTCAGGGTGCAGACGCGCTCGTCGCCTTCCGAGCCGTCGGCCTGCGATTCGGTGCGGAACGCGACGCTCGCGTCCGTGCAGACGATGTCTGCGGTGTTGGCCTGCGTCTCCACGCCGTTGAGCGCGGCGCAGATCTTGTCGGCCTCCTGGGCGACGGCGAGGGTGGTGTCGCCGTAGATGTTGACCTCGACGGTGACCATCCACAGGCCGGCATCGGCTCCAGGCATCGCGCGCGACGCCTGCGCGGCGCTGATCTCCCAGACGATGGCCGGGGTCTGCGTCGTGGGGCGGCGCATCCCGACGCTCACGGGGTTGGTCGTCGCCTGGTCGAGGTGGTACTGGACGGCCTTGCAGACCGTTTCCAGGCTCATGGGCGGCCCCCGAGCAGGCGCTTGGCCTCGGCGAGCGTCTCAGCGGCGACGGCGTTTGACGCCTTGGTCACCGTGCGCATCGCCCAAGTGAAGCTGCGGTAGGCGCCCTGGATGCGCTTGCCGGCGGCCTTGTGGCGGAAGCCGAGCTCGAGCAGGTGGTAGACGCGCTGGCGGCCCTTGGCGCGTGCCCCGCCCTTGCGGCCGTAGCGGACGCCGATACGGCTGCGCAGGGGCGCCGTGGCGTTCCCGCCCAGGCGGCGGATGTCGAGCTGCGTGGCGGCGGCAATGGCCCGGCGGTGCGTTCCCTTGCCGCGGTAGCTCGCCGAACGCCACAGGGCGGCCATCTCCTTCGTGAGCGGCGCCAGCGCCTTGCGGGCGCCCTTCTTGCGCACGCGCTCGTTCAGGTTGGCCGGCAGGCGCTCCAGGGTCTTCCGGAGCTCCTTGCTGTCCACGGTGATCTTCAGGGCGGAGCTCACAGGACCACCTCCACGGCCTCGACCTCAAGGGTCCGCCGGCGCTGGTCCTTGTCCGTGCAGCTGCGCACGTTGAGCGTCCGCTGCGTGCCGTTGTCGGTCCACAGGAACCGGCTGCGCGTGGTGACCGAGGCCGTCCACGGGCAGAGGATCCGGTAGGAGGTCTGGATGGCCGGGCCGCCATCGTCCACCGTCTCGGTGGTGTCCATCTGCTCGATGTAGACGGGAAGCGCGGACAGCCCGGACACGGTCGCCCACGTCTCGGTGGCCTGGCCGAGCGCGTCGGTGGACTGCGTCGGGTTCTGCACCGCCGCGACGAGCCGCATCATGCCGTGGGGGACGTGGGCCATCAGCCGATCCCCTTGCCCATCATGGCGCAGATGTTGTCCCAGTAGTCGGTCTTCAGCGGCACGGTGTCATCCCCGCGCGCGGCGTTGAGCTGCGTCACGCGCTGGAGCACCGCCATCTGGAGGAGCGGGTGCAGCGTGTTGTTCCCGGCCGTCATCGTCAGGACGAGCGGGTACTCCAGGTCCGCCACGTCGAGGTCGGCGTACTGGATCCCGTTGATGGTGACGAGGCCAAGCCCGACCACCTGCTGGTTGGCGTTGGTGCAGGTGCAGACCGTGACCGGCTGCCGCTCCAGGCGGACGAGCTTCGTGATGCCCGTCGGCTCCTCGGCGACGTACTGCGTGCGCGTGACCGGGTCCAGGCACCAGCCGGTGCGCTCCTCGAGCTCGCGCACCGTCGCGTCGTAGGCGATCTGGAGGTACGCATCGTCGCCCGTGTGGTAGACGCGCGCCGCATCCTTGATCGTGGACAGCGTGATCGGCATTCTTCCTCCTGGACGCAGAGGGGGCGGGCGGGGAGAGTGCCCGCCCCCTTGCGCTTCCGGGGGTTTGCGTCAGGTCAGGGTGATGCGCAGCGCGGCGACCGCCTTCGGGCGGACCACCTTGCTGTTCACGAACACCATGCCCTGGAACTTCACGAGGCCGGGGGTGGTCACGTCATCCCGGAACATCGAGATGCCGCCCCACTCGCGGATGGCGAACGCCTCGCCGACGTTGGCGAACATCAGCGGGATGCTGTTGGTCACCGCCGCCGTCTGCCGGCCGGGCGCGTAGGGCGCGATGTAGACCGGGCGGCCCATCAGCATCATCGGCGCCTGGTCCATGATGCCCGCGTCCGAGCTCGGGATGAAGAGCGGGACGTTGCTGGCGCTGGTGTCCACCTTCAGGCTGGCGATGCGGAAGTACGCGTCCTGGCTCATCACCCAGACGGCGCTCGACCAGTACTCGGCGGGCAGCTGCTGGTAGCGCAGCTGCGTGAGGCGGTCCACCGTGAAGGCGCCGTCCCAGCCCGAGCCGGACCCGTGGGCCGCGCTCACCGCGACAGCCTTGTAGTCCGAATCGTTCAGGAACAGGCCCGTGGGCTGGTTGCTGCCGCTGCCGACCGTGTAGCCAGACTCGATGCCGCGCGCGATCATCTTCTGGAGGTGCGAGATGACCTCGGCCTCGATGTCGAAGTCCGACTGCCGGACCACCCACTGGGTGAGCTCCGACTTCGGCAGGCCGCCGACGGGGTTGAGGTTGATCTCGGCGTGGGTCGCGTCGTAGGCCGTCTGCGTCTTGTTGGCCTCGGTGGTCCAGAAGGAGCTGACCGCATCGTCCGTCTGGAGGTTGTTACGGCGCAGCGTCACGCTGCCCTTCACGCCCGTGCGGAGGTCGGCGAGGTTGCGCACGACCGTGTTGCGGTCGAGGTACTTCAGGATGCCGGACTCGTAGATCTTCGGGACGAGGACGCCCGACGAGCTCGAGGTCGTGATGTCGCGGAACTCGGCCAGGCCGCGCGTCTCGGGCGCGCGCCCGCCACGGCACCAGTCGATGAACTGCTCGCGGTACTCGCCCGAGGCCGTCCACTCCGTGGAGCGCTTCTCGTTCTCGGTGGTGGCCTTCTCGACGGCCGCGTAGGACGCGAACCGCTCGCGGAGCTGCGAGGCACCGATGTGCTTCTGCATCTCCTCGATGTCCCGCTTGAGCGGCTCCAGCTTGTCCATGAGCTCGGAGCCACGGGCTTCCTGCTCGGCGGTCAGCTGCTCGCTGGAGAGGAGCTCGTTCAGTTCCTTGGACAGCGCATCGCGCTGCTCGATGAGGTTTGCGCGCTTCTTGAACAGGTCGGTGGTCTTCATGTCAGTGCCCTCAACCGCAGACGAAGCCGGGCAAGCGCCGGGCTGTAGGTGCGTGCTTCAGCGCTCGTCTGCGGATAAGCGCCTGATTCGACGATGGACACCTCGCGCAGGTCCACCTGCGTGAGGGTGCGCTCGGAGCCCTTCCAGGCGTCCGAGCGGACTACGAAGCCGAAAGACATCTCGGAAAGGACGCCGGAATCGACCAGGGCGTACACGTCCTTCGCCCGCTGAGTATCCGGCAGTTGGACATCGAAGGCCAGGCCGCGCTCGTCCGACGCGAGCTTCAGGCGCTGGCTCTTCGTGTTCGCGAGCAGCTCGCGCCGGTCATGGCCGACCAGCAGCGAGATGTTCCCGCGAAGGCTCTGGTCGAACGCGCCGCGCGCCACGCGCTCGGTGAACGGCTTCCCGCCGTTCACGCTGCGCACGACGAGGGGGTGGCTCGGGGCGTCGTATACGGCCGCGTAGCCGGTCAGGCGGTTGCCGTCGCGCTCGAACGACGTGGTGCGGACCTCAAGCATCGGGGTTGTCCTCCCCTGCGTTGTCCGGTCCCGTGGCGGCCGCTGCGCCGCCGGGCATCGACACCTTCGGCTCGTCCAGGCCGTCGATTGGGTACAGGCCCAGCCGGCGGCGGGCGTCGTTGGGGCTCATCACGCCCGCCAGGACGAGCTTCGAGAACGCCATGCCGGCGTCGCGGAGGTTGCCGCGCAGGAGCACGTCGGTGTCGAAGCGGAGGTACTCGCCGGGCTGGAGGAGCTTGCGCTCGATCTCCGCGCTCCAGACCGATGCCCACAGCGACAGGCCGCCATCAACGTAGGCGCGGGCCGTCTCGGACTGCGAGGCGAGCGCCCCGCCGCCCTGCTGGAACAGCATCTCGGGCGGGATGCCGAAGGCGCGGGCGATCTCCTGCACCGAGAACCGGCGGCTCTCCAGGTTGGAGGTCGAAGTCTCCTGGCTGATCCGCTCGGCCTTCATCCCCTCTCGCAGGATCAGCGGGCGGCTGGCGCCGTCCGGCTGCGCGTGCATAGTTTGCCAGGCGTCGCGGATCGCCTGCACCGCCTGGTCGCTCATGGCGCCGGGATGGCTGAGGCTGATCTTGCCCGTCGAGCCCGTCTTGACGAGCGCCGAGTGCGCCGCGTCCTGGTCGGCCGCGAGCTGCATGGCCGGCGCGCAGGCGTCGAGCGGGGAGACAAACCACGCCGGGAAGTCGAGGTCCGGGTAGGCGCCGATGTGCACCACCTGGTCGGCGGCGAGCTTCACGTCCTTGATGCGGTACTCGACGCCCTCGTCGGTGAACTGCGCCGTGGCAGCACCGTCCGGGATGGGCTGGAGCTCGGCGACAGTTCCGTCGTTTGCCCGCCTGATCAGGGCCAGCCCATTCCCGGAGGTGAGCGCGCAGCCCGTGACGAAGCGGCGGAAGTCGAAGCCGGACTGCCAGCGGCTGGCGTCGCGGCTCAAGAGCTGGGCGACCGGGTGGCCGTCGATGACGCTGCCGTCGGCGCGCTCGACGCGCACCGGCAGGCGGGCGATGTCCGAGGCCAGGAGCTGCACCGCGCGCACGACGGCCGGCAGG